ACTATTGATGCTAACATTGATCTCGGTTTTGATATCTGTCTCAGTAAGCGAATTCGTCTTGCGGGCATTGACACGCCTGAGAGTAGAACAAAAGATGAATACGAAAAGAAACTCGGACTCGAAGCAAAAGAGTGGATGAAGAATAGATTACAATTTGCTAAAAATATAATCATCAAAACAGAACTTCCAGACAGCACAGAGAAGTATGGAAGAATTTTAGGATGGCTATATATTAATAATGAACCCTCTTCATTAAATGAGCAGATGATCCAACAGGGTTATGCTTGGTCTTATCTTGGAAATACTAAAGTTAAAGACTTTAAACTTCTAGAATCTAGACGTAATGGTGAAGTGGATACCCGCAATTATGTATGAATTATAACGACATTTATCTTGGCAATCCTAATCTAAAAAAAGCAAACGTAACTGTTGAGTTTACACAAGAACAGATTGAAGAATTTATCAAGTGTAGTCGAGACCCACTTTACTTTGCAAAGGAATATGTAAAAATTGTTTCCTTGGATGAAGGTCTTATTCCATTTAAGGTATGGGATTTCCAAGAGCAACTTATTAAGAATTTTCACCAAAATAGATTTAACATTGCAAAGCTCCCACGTCAGACAGGAAAATCAACAACGTGTGTTTCCTATCTGATGCACTATGCATTGTTTAATGATAATAGTAAGATTGCTATTCTTGCAAACAAGGCAGAAACGTCAAGAGAACTTTTGTCTCGTTTGCAACTATCATATGAAAATCTTCCCAAGTGGATGCAACATGGTATTGTATCCTGGAACAAGGGATCCTTAGAATTAGAAAACGGTTCTAAGATTATTGCTGCATCTACATCATCTAGTGCAGTTCGAGGGAACTCGTTTAATATTATCTTCCTAGACGAGTTTGCATTCATTCCAAATAATATTGCAGAGCAGTTCTTCTCTTCTGTATATCCTACGATTTCATCTGGTAAAACAACCAAGGTAATTATCATTTCGACACCAAACGGAATGAACATGTTCTATAAACTTTGGCATGATGCTGAAAGGCAGAAGAATAGTTATATCCCTCTAGAAGTTCATTGGTCTCAGGTTCCTGGCCGTGATGCTGCATGGAAAGAACAAACAATTGCAAATACTTCTCAGAGACAGTTTACTCAAGAATTTGAGTGTGAGTTTCTGGGATCGGTTGATACTCTAATCAATCCAGCAAAATTAAGGAATATGGTTTATGAAGATCCCATTACATCGTACAAGGGATTAGATATTTACGAAGAATCCAAACCAGAGCATCAATACATACTAACAGTTGATACTTCAAGAGGAACGAGTCAAGATTACTCAGCATTTATCATTGTGGATATTACAACTATCCCATATAACATTGTAGGTAAGTACAAAAATAACGACATCAAACCAATCCTATTACCAAATATTATTCATGACGTTGCTAAAAATTATAATAAAGCATACATTTTAATCGAGGTAAATGATATTGGAGGACAAGTTGCCGATATCTTACAATACGATCTTGAATACGACAATCTTTTAATGTGTTCAATGAGAGGACGTGCAGGTCAAATTGTAGGATCTGGTTTCAGTGGTAAGAAAGCTTCGTTGGGAGTTCGCATGACTGCTGCTGTTAAGAAGGTTGGTTGTTCTAACCTGAAGGCACTAATAGAAGAAGACAAACTTATTGTAAAAGATTACGATATTATTAGTGAACTGACAACATTCATTCAGAAAGGTAATTCGTTTGAGGCAGAAGAAGGATGTAATGATGACTTAGCAATGTCTCTAGTTATCTTTTCTTGGCTTGCTATGCAACCTTATTTCAGGGAAATGACTGACAATGATGTTCGCCAAAGAATCTTTGATGATCAAAGAGAAGCAATTGAAGCAGACATGGCACCATTTGGATTTATTCTAGATGGAACAGAAGAAGAAAGTTTTGTTGATGTTCAAGGTGATAGATGGCATTTAGATGAATACGGTGATGCTGCATATATGTGGGAATACAGGTAATGGATATCAATCAACAAATATCACTAGAGCATTTATTATTTGTTGATCGTCAATGCAGAACGTGTGGTATCACTAAAAATTTATTAACTGATTTCTATAGGACTAGAAAGGATCGTGGATCTTACCCATCCTCATATTCATATGAATGTAAACTTTGCACTATCAAAAGAATACAAGATGGTAGAAAGACAGATATTAACCTTACGTGGGACTATCCTGACTGGTAGTTTGTTCATGCATTGTTTCCCCAATAGAAATATAGCAAATTATAAATATTTCTAGAATCCACCCCTTAGGAAATAATAACATGGCATTAAGTCAATTTTCCCCAGGTGTAGTTATCAGAGAAATTGATAACACAACTGTAACCACTGTATCCAATCCCACTTTTGGTGCATTAGTGGGTCCTTTCGCAAAAGGCCCAATCGAACAAGTAGTAACCATTACTTCCGAGTTAGATCTTGATAAAGTTTTTGGCAAACCAAATGATCTTAATTATGAGTATTGGTTCTCTGCTGCTCAGTATCTTACTTATGGCGGAGCTATTAAAATCGTAAGAACTGATTCTACCTCTGCCAAAAACGCAGTTAGCAATGGTACAGCAGTTAAAATTCGTAACGAAGATGATTACGAGACAAACTATGAATATGGTAGTACTCCATGGTATTTCGCATCTAGAACGGCAGGAGACTATGGAAATGGTGTAAGAGTTTATGTAACTGATGCAGGACCAGACCAAATTCTTACCATCGATGCACCAACATCAGGAAACGAATTCCAGTTTGTTGTTGGCGATGCTATCTCGGCTGCTAGTGGTGCTGCTGGTAAGGTCTACAAATACAGCCACAAAGTTCAACTTGCCGAAGGTGTTGTGGGTAAATTTGCCCCTGGCGTCGCTGTGATTGGTGGGGACGGTTGTACAGTTCTTGCATACGATGAACTTAACAGAGTTCTTGAAGTTTTACTGGACTCTGATTATATTGGTATTGTTACTCCTGCAGACACTGTTACTCAATCAGCAACTGGTGCTTCTGGAGTTGTTGCAACAGGCACTACAGCAGTTAAGAGAGAGTTACTCGTTGTTCTCAACAAAGGATCTATTAGTTTTGCTAATGGTAACGACATCCTCGATGACAACGCTGCAGAGTGCAACATTGGTAGCGTACAGAAAGAGTATCTAACTAGAGAAGTATTTCCTGGTTTGAAGTGGGCCAATATCGGCATTCGTCCTGGTACTTCACCTTCAGTTGCTTCTAAGAATGGTTTCAGAGATGAACTACACATTGTTGTTGTTGACACCGAAGGAAAGATCACTGGTACTCCTAATACAATCCTAGAAAAATTTGTTGGTTTGTCAAAAGCATCTGATGCTAAGACTCCCAATGGTGAAGTCAATTACTATAAGCCTGCAATCGCTGGAAAATCAGCTTACATTTACATCGGAGATCATAACCAAGCAGACACATTCCAAGTTGGTGCTGGTTCCTCTGATGGAGATTGGGGCCAAGCATCTGCAAACGTGAGTTTTGATCTTGCACAAGGAGCATCAGTAACTAATCCAATTGGTGGAGATGTATTGGTTGGATCCGTAGAAGGACCAACTGTACAATATGTTCTTTCTGGTGGTGTTTCTAATTACACCCCAACTAACTCAGAATATATTAATGCATTAACTTATCTTTCAGACGCAGAATCCCAGGACATAGACTTCTTTATTCCTGGAGCGATGGGTGCAAGCCAATCAGAAGGTCTTGCAAGAGTCGCTGCAATTGTTTCTTTGGTTGAAGGAAGAAAAGATTGCATGGCGTTCTTCTCTCCACTTAGAGAACTTGTCGTTGGTTTGAGTGATACAAATCAGATTACAACAAACTTGGTTAACTGGTTCTCCAAACTCCCAAGCACATCATATGCTGCTTTTGATACTGGATACAAGTACATCTATGATAGATATAACGATACTTTCCGTTATATCCCTTGCAATGCTGATATGGCCGGTCTCTGCTTATCAACACAAGTTAATGCAGATCCATGGTTATCTCCTGCTGGATTCCAAAGAGGAGTTCTAAGAAATGCTATTCGTCTAGCATATTCACCCAATAAAGCACAAAGAGATCAACTTTATGTTGAAAGAGTCAACCCAATCGTTGCTTTCCCTGGTCAAGGTATTGTTCTTTTCGGAGACAAGACTGCTCTGGGTTATCAATCTACATTTGACAGAATTAACGTTCGTCGTCTCTTCTTAACCATTGAAAAATCAGTTGCTAGAGCAGCACAAAATGTATTGTTCCAGCAAAATGACGATACATCCAGATCTAGTTTTGTTAATGTCGTTGAGCCTTTCCTTAGAAATATTCAAGGCAGAAGAGGTTTAACGGACTTCCTCGTTAAGTGTGATCAATCAAATAATCCACCTGACGCTGTTGATAGAGGTGAGTTTTTTGCTGAGATTTATCTCAAGCCAACAAGAACCATCAACTATATTTCAATTTCCTTCATTGCAACGAGAACTGGTGTTGCATTCGAAGAAGTTGCTTCGTAACCCTTTTTCAAAATAGCACAGGAGAACACAACAAATGGCACAGAATAATAGGGCTAAAATCACAACCTTTAGAGCCAACTCACAACTAGACTATGCAAGACCCAATCTATTCCAAGTAGATATCGATTGGCCAGCTGCTCTTGTAGCACTTATCGGGGGAACTCCTGATACTGGATCCACTGTTGGTAGCACAGTTTTAACGGCATCGGCACTGGCGGCGCCAAGTGCCACCAGCGGGTCGGGCAGCACCACCGCCAGTGGTCCAGATTCTGCAAGAAGACTTGGTGCATTCACTATTAAAGCAGCCCAAATTCCAGCATCAGTTGTTGGAGTTATTGAGGTTCCTTTCCGTGGAAGAATGCTCAAGATTGCTGGAGATAGAACCTTTGAACCATGGACTATTACCATTCACAACGATACTAGTTTTATTCTAAGATCATATTTTGAAAGATGGATGGAAGCAATTCAACTTTATGATGAGAATGCTACCGAGTTTGACTACGGTAATACGCCATCTGCAGACCCACAATACCTAAAGTATATGGCTCCAATGCGTGTATCACAATTAGATAGAAGAGGTAATGCAGTAAGATCGTATGACTTTGTTGATGTATGGCCTTCAAACATTGCCGCAATTGATCTCGATTACGGATCAAACGATGCTATCGAAGAGTACACTGTTGAACTGCAAGTTCAATACTTCAGACCTCTGGCCATGCCTAGTGGTACTGGTGGTACTGGATCTGGTACTCTAATTGAATTAGAATAATTAGAAGCACCATAATAATTTTGATAAATAGTATCGGACTAATCTTCGATACTATAAAATGTCTCAATTATTTGGATACTCTATCGAGAGAGCAAAGAAGGTTCCGAAAGGGCCTTCTTTTGTGCAGAAAGACAATCAGGACGGAGCAACTCCTATTGTTGCTGGCGGTCATTACGGTTATTATGTAGATATTGACGGAACCGTCAAGAATGAATGGGAGATGATTACTCGTTATAGAGACATGATTCTTCAACCAGAGTGCGACTCTGCTGTAGATGATGTTGTTAATGAAACTATTTGCGGAAGTTATAATGATGTTCCTGTTTCGATTAACTTAGAAAATATAAAAGGTGTTAGTGAAAAAGTTAAAAAATTAATTCGTGAAGAGTTTGATTATGTTTTAGAACTTTTAGATTTTGAAAACAAATCGTATGAAATTTTCCGTCGCTGGTATGTTGATGGAAGACTTTTTTATCATAAGATCATCGACCCGAAAGATCCTGCAGAAGGAGTTATCGAACTCCGTTATGTAGACCCAAGGAAAATTCGTAAGGTTATCGAAATCGAAAATAGACCAGAAAGAGTAGATCCAACAAATCCATCTCAAGCGTTTATGCAAAAAACGGTTGAGTATTTTATTTACAATGGTAAGGGTTTAAAGGCTGGTGATACTCAAGGAATCAAAATTGCTACAGATGCAATCACTTTTGTGCATTCTGGAATTTTTGATATGAACAAAAACATGGTGGTTTCTCACCTCCATAAAGCAATCAAAGCAGTTAATCAGTTGAGAATGATCGAAGACTCACTGGTTATCTATCGTCTATCTCGTGCGCCAGAACGTAGAATTTTCTACATTGATGTTGGTAATCTACCCAAGATTAAGGCAGAGCAATATCTCCGTGAGGTGATGTCTCGCTACAGAAACAAACTTGTATATGATGCGAATACTGGAGAGATCAAAGATGATCGCAAATTTATGTCGATGCTTGAGGACTTTTGGCTCCCTCGTCGTGAGGGTGGTAGAGGAACGGAAATTAGTACTCTCCCTGGTGGGCAGAATTTGGGTGAACTGGAGGATGTCAAATACTTCCAAAAGAAACTCTACAAAGCATTAAATGTTCCCTCATCAAGATTAGAAACAGAAACTACATTTAATATTGGTCGTTCAACTGAAATTACCAGAGACGAACTTAAGTTCCAGAAATTTATTAACCGTCTTCGCAAGCGTTTCTCTGATCTTTTCCAAGATATTCTTAAGACTCAACTTCTACTTAAGGGTGTAATTACCCTTGAAGATTGGGATCAAATTAAAAATCATATTCAATATGATTTCATTGCAGACAATTACTTCAATGAACTCAAGGGTATGGAGATGATGAATGAGAGAATGAATCTCGTAGCAACAATGGATCCATTTGTTGGTAAGTACTTCTCTATTGAACAAATTCGCCGTAATATTCTTAAGCAAACTCCTGAAGAGTTTAAAGAAATTGATAAGCAAATTGAAAAGGAAATGGAAGAAGGTAAGATCATGGATCCAAATGCAATGATAGATCCTGCAACTGGAATGCCGATGGATCCTAATGCCGATCCTAATGCTCTCCCACCCGCCGAAGAACCTGGTGCAGTGGTTGGTAATGAAGGAATTGAGGCTGATCCTGCAGACTTGAAAAAAGCAGAATTCTAAATACTATATAAGGAGATTGAATTATTATGTCAACAGAAATTTTCGATAGCATTTTTGCAAAAAATAACGCATACACCGTTGAGCTTGTTACTGACACATTGCAGTCTAAAGCATATGACCTAATCCAACAGAGAAAGGTTGATGTGGGGCAAAATATGTTTAACCAAGAAGAACCAGAGGAACAGGAATGATGAAACTAATTACAGAGAATATCGAAGATATTCAAGTTCTTACCGAAGAGAAGGACGGTAAGAAAAATTACTACATTGAAGGTATTTTCCTTCAAGGTGATCTAACTAATCGTAATGGTAGAAATTACCCTGTAAATATTTTAGAACGCGAAGTTACTAAATATAATGAGAACTTTGTTGGAACAGGCAGAGCTCTTGGGGAACTCGGTCATCCTGATGGTCCTACTATCAATCTAGATCGTGTTTCTCATAAAATTCTTTCTCTTTCGAGAGAAGGAAATAACTTCGTAGGTAAAGCAAAACTCTTAGAAACCCCCATGGGTAAAATTGCTAAGAGTCTTCTAGATGATGGAGTTAAACTCGGAGTTTCTTCCAGAGGACTTGGTTCAATGACCGAGAAAGATGGAGTTAACTACGTTGGTGAAGATTTCATGCTTGCTACTGCTGCTGATATCGTAGCCGATCCTTCTGCTCCAGATGCTTTTGTTGAAGGAATCATGGAAGGTAAAGAGTGGGTTTGGGACAGTGGTCTCCTTAAGGAAGTTGAACTCAACAAAATTAAGAAAACTATTGACGAATCAACTCAATATAATCTTCAAGAACGCAAAGTAAAAGCTTTTGCAGCGTTCCTAAGAAGTCTTTAATTATTTGTACATATAAATAATTACACGAAATATCCGTAAAACAATAGGCAAGGAGTACTTCTAATGTCAGAACAAATTGAAAACATGGATCTTGAAGAAGGATCTAACGTAGTAACCAAGGGCGCTAAACCCGCTGAAAGATCTGATTTGCACGATGAGTCCGAAGAAATTGGTGGTCCTACCCCAACATCAGGTAAACCAGATGACACCGAATCAATCGGTAAAAAAGTCGCAGCAAAGATGAAGGGTGCTACTGCTCCTTCAAATAAGCCTTCTGCAGCGTCAGGTGATACTCAAGATTCTTTAAACAAGAAACCAACATTTGAGGAGACCGAAGAAGATGGAGAACTCATCGAAGAAGAGCAAGAAACTGTTCAGTACTCATTCGACGAGGATCTTGACGCTCTTGTATCTGGTTCAGACCTTACAGAAGAATTCAGAGACAAAGCGAAGCTCATCTTTGAAGCGGCAGTAACAGCAAAACTTAACGAAGAAGTTGCACTCATGGCAGAAGCATATGAGCAAGCATTCGAAGAAGTTGTTACTGAATTTAAAACAGAAATGTCCGAGCAAATTGACTCGTATCTCACTTTCGTTGCTGAGAAGTGGATCGAGGAGAACGCTCTCGCAATTGATAACGGCATTAAGACCGAGATTGCTGAGAACTTAATGAGCGGACTAAGAAATCTCTTCAGTGAGAACTATCTTGAAGTTCCTGAAGAGCAGTTCGAGATCGTCAATGAGATGACCGAACAACTCAATGTTATGGAGTCGAAGCTCAATGAGCAAATCGATGCAAACGTTGAGATGCATAAGAAACTTGGTGGTTATATTAAGAATGGGATCGTGAGCGAAGTTTCTGTTGGACTTGCGGAAACACAAAAAGATAAACTACAAGGTCTATCTGAAGGTGTAGAGTTCACTACCGAGGAAGATTTTCGTGAGAAGATCGAAACTCTCAAGGAGTCATATTTTGCAAGAGCAGCTGCTCCTGCAGTAGAAGATACTCCTGTAGAACAACCCGTTGCTGGAGATGCAATGTCGGCTTATATGTCGGCAATTTCCCGCTGGTCCAAATAAACAAACGTAATTTATAAATAATTACGTATTTGTTATTGATTTAACACAATAAAAACTCATTTTTCAAGGAGAAAGCAAATGTTCCAATCCGAGCATCTGCAGGAAAAGTGGGCACCTATTCTTGAACATAAAGATGCTGAACCCATTCAGGATTCTTACAAGAAAGCTGTCACCTCAGTCCTGCTAGAAAACCAAGAGCGTTTCCTACGCGAAGAGCGTGGATTCCTCTCAGAAGCAGCACCTACCAACTCACTAGGTGGCGCTGGTTATACTGGTAGCAGCACAGCAACAGGTCCTGTTGCAGGTTTCGATCCAGTTCTAATCTCACTAATTCGTCGTTCGATGCCTAAGCTTATTGCTTATGACATCTGCGGTGTTCAACCAATGACTGGTCCTACTGGACTCATCTTCGCAATGCGTTCAACTCAAGGCACTGCACGCGATATCGCTGCTGGCGCTACTGAAACCTTCTTCAACGAAGTTGATACCGAGCATTCATCTGAGAACAGCGGCAACTCACTTGCTTCAAACACTCAGACTGGTACTAACCCTGGTCTTCTAAATGACAGCGGCACCTATACCCAAGGTGGTCAAGGTATGACGACTGCTCAATCAGAAGCACTTGGCGATGGTGCTGGTAACCACTTCCGCGAAATGGGCTTCTCAATCGAGAAGGTAACCGTTACCGCTAAGTCACGCGCCCTCAAGGCAGAGTACTCGCTAGAACTAGCACAAGACCTCAAGGCTGTCCATGGTCTTGATGCTGAAACTGAACTAGCGAACATCCTCTCAACTGAGGTTCTTGCTGAGATCAACCGTGAAGTCGTTCGTACCGTATACCGTATTGCTAAGCCTGGTGCTCAGAACAATACTGCTACTGCTGGTATCTTCGACCTCGACGTTGACTCCAACGGTCGCTGGTCCGTAGAGAAGTTCAAGGGTCTACTCTTCCAAATCGAAAGAGAAGCAAATGCCATCGGTCAACAGACTCGTCGTGGCAAGGGCAACTTCATCATCTGCTCTGCAGACGTTGCAAGTGCTCTAGGCATGGCTGGTGTTCTTGACTACACCCCAGGTATCAATGGCAACAATGGTCTTGCTGGTGTTGATGATACTTCCTCAACTCTAGTTGGAACCCTCAACGGTCGCATCAAGGTTTATGTTGATCCTTATTCAGCAAACGTATCCAACCGTCACTTCTTCGTGATGGGTTATAAGGGTTCGTCTGCTTATGATGCAGGTCTATTCTATTGCCCATATGTACCTCTCCAGATGGTACGTGCCGTTGGTCAGGACACCTTCCAACCCAAGATCGGCTTCAAGACCCGCTACGGAATGGTTGCAAACCCATTCGCAGAAGGTCTAACCCAGGGTGCTGGTGCTCTCACCGCAAACGCAAACGTATACTACAGACGTGTACTTGTAGACAACCTAATGTGAGTCATTCACATTCTTCTGGGGACCCTGAGGGGTCCCTTTTTTTATTGGATAAATAATAAGTAGCTTGGGAAGTTGACATGGCCGCCAATTGGTATGAACAACAGATAAAAAACAATAATTATTTGTCTCCAATAGGTTTTAAGTTTTTGATTGAAAAAGCGCCTAAGACTACTTTTCTATGCCAAACAGCAAGTATTCCAGATATATCTCTAGGTGAAGTTGATATCCCAACACCCTTCACTGCGTTTCCGATTGAAGGAAATTTTAAATATGGTGAACTAAATTTCAAATTTTTGATTGATGAAAATTTAGAAAACTATCTTGAAATACATAACTGGATGAGAGCTCTTGGTGTTCCTTTCGACTTTACCGAAAGACGACAGTTTGAAAGAGCAGTTCAAAAAATAGAAGATCGTCAAAAAGATCGCAATATCTTTAGTGACGGAACTCTAATTGTACAAACAAATAACCTAACTTCTAATTTTGATATTGTATTTACAGACATGTTTCCAACAACACTATCAACTCTAGAGTTTGATGCAACAGTCACTGACAATAATTTCATGACTGCACAAGTATCTTTTGCGTATACATATTACGAAATTAGACCACAAGGCCAAACAAAACGGAGAACCAAATCTTGGTGGAATCCAACGGGTACATGATATAATATTATTACTTGACTCTTTATTATGAATCTAGAACAGATACAGGAAATGTGGAAGAAAGATTCTGAGATGGATGCCGATCTTCTTTGCGAAGAATCTCTCCGTGTTCCACAATTGCACATGAAATACTTTGAATTGTACAACACATTTTCTCTGATGAAAAGAGAAAACCAATACAAACTCAGGACACTTGTTCGTGATAAGTGGAAGTATTACAAAGGCAAGGCACCTAAAGAAATCTATAAAGACATTCCGTTTGATCTGAAGTTAACCACTAAAGATGAAGTTGAAATGTTCATTGATGCTGATGAGGACATTCAAAAGGCACAGTACAAACTGGACTACATAGAACAGATACTCACTTATCTTGATAGCATTTTAAAAATGGTAAGTAATCGCTCCTATCAAATTAAGAATGCAATCGAATGGGAGAGATTTAAATCGGGAGTATAGAATGGATCTGAAGATTCGTAAGAAGAACGAAGTTTATTTGAAAATTGTAACTACACCACATATCAATGTTGAATTAGCCGAATACTTTACTTTTGACGTACCCAATGCCAAATACATGCCTCAGTATCGTAATAAGTTTTGGGATGGAAAAATCAGACTCTATTCTCCAGGAACAGGAGAATTATACTGTGGTCTTGTAGATTATTTGGAGGAGTGGTGCAATGAAAGAGGGTATAGTTATGAACATTCTGACTGTGACTTCTATGGACATCCTCAGGAAACCAATGAACTAGTTTCTCCTGAAGGTATAGTTGATTTTGTAAAGTCTCTTGGTACACATCACAAGCCAAGAGCTTATCAATATAGAGCAATTTACGAAGCACTAAAATACAATCGAAGACTACTTCTTTCTCCAACTGCATCTGGTAAGTCTTTGATGATTTATTCTATCATTCGATACCATGTGAATGCTGGTAGGAAGATTCTTCTCGTTGTTCCTACAACATCATTGGTAGAACAGATGTATAAGGACTTTGAAGATTATGGTTGGAATGCTTCCGCACACTGCCATAAGATCTATGCAGGCAGAGAGAAGTATGGTATCGATTCGGATGTTGTCATTACTACTTGGCAGTCAATCTATAAGGAAGATAAAAAGTGGTTCAACGGATTTGATACAGTCATCGTTGACGAAGCACATCTAGCAAAAGCAAAGTCTTTAACTGGAATCATGACTAAGATGCATGATTGCAAATATCGTATCGGATTTACAGGAACTTTAGATGGTAGTCATACAAACAAGTTAGTTCTAGAGGGTATCTTTGGTAGATGCAATCAGGTTACTAAAACCAATGAACTGATGCAACAGGGCCATCTTAGCAGATTAAAAATCAAAGTACTTCTTCTAAAGCACAAGTTTATTAGATTTCAATCATATCAGGAAGAGATAGATTACATTATTTCGCATCCTGGAAGAAATAAATTAATTCGTAACTTATGTCGAGATCTAGACGGAAACACGCTAGTACTCTTCTCTTATGTCGAGAAACACGGAGAGGTGCTTTACAATTTGATAAATAATAGTGTGGGGGATAAACGAAAAATATTTTTTATTCATGGTGGTGTAGATACAGAAGAGAGGGAGGCAGCTCGACAAATCTGTGAACAAGAAAAAAACGCCATTATTGTCGCTAGTTATGGAACTTTTTCTACTGGGATCAATATTCGCAATCTCCATAACGTTATTTTTGCATCACCTTCTAAATCTCGTGTTCGTAATCTCCAGTCTATAGGTCGTGTTCTCCGAAAAGGGGAGAACAAAAATCAAGCAACTCTTTATGATATTGCTGATGATATTTCTAATAACAATTTGAAAAACTTTACCTTAAATCATTTGGTTGAAAGAGTTAAGATATACAATGAAGAAAAATTTGATTATGAAATAATAGAAGTTCGCTTAAAAGAATCTTATGATTAACTACGTCCGTCATGATGAAGAATTTCACTTCTTAGTAAAGTTAGTTTCTGGTGAAACAATCATCGGAAAAGGCTTTGCAACAGAAGATGAAGGTGCCTCAGTAATATACGTTCAAAATCCTGTAGAGATATCAGTTGTCACTAAATCTCTAGGGGAGGGAAGAGGCCTCAAAGGAGTATCAATGAATAAGTGGATGGAATTTTCTAGTGAAGACTTTTACATCATTAACGAAAAAGATATTATGACCATGGGTGGATTATCACAAGAGATGACATTTATGTATGAACTCTTTATTAAAAAAGATAGAGAAAAAGAGGATGTTGAAGCAACAATAGAAGAAGCTAAACTTCCTTTAGATAAAGAAATGGGCCACAAAGGAAAGATAGCAGAGATTAAAAGGAAGTTAGAAAAGATCTTTAAAACTCTATAAGATAACTTTTGAACCCCTACAGAGTTATTGTACATGTATTTTTTAAAGTTGTCAAGACCCTTGACAACTTCTGTTGTTAAGATTATAATACTAACACATTAAGTTAACTTATGATGGAAAAGAAAAAGCAACACTATCTAGATAATAAGGAGTTTTTGAGTGCTCTTGTTGAATATAAAAAAAGTGTTGCAAAAGCCGAAGCTAATGGACTCGAAAAACCAAGAGTCAACAATTACATCGGGGAATGTTTTTTAAAGATTGCTACTCACTTATCTTATCGTCCAAACTTTATTAATTACATGTATAAAGATGATATGATTTGTGATGGTATAGAAAATTGTATTCAATACGTTGATAATTTCGATCCAGAAAAATCTAAGAATCCCTTTGCATATTTCACTCAGATCGTGTTTTATGCTTTTCTTAGAAGAATCGCAAAAGAAAAACGTCAAATGGATATCAAAGACAAATTAATCGAGAGGTCTGGATATGAAGAAGTTTTCTCTTCAGATGGAGATGATGTAAACAACTCCTACAATCAAATTAAAGCTAACATTGAATACAGCTATCGTTATTGATTATGAAAGTACTTGTTATTACTGACCAACACTTTGGTGTTCGTAATGATTCACAAATTTATGTCGAGTACTACCGACAATTTTATTCCAAGGTAGTTATTCCTTACATTAAGAAGAATAAAATTAGGCAAGTTCTTTGCCTGGGTGATACTTTTGATCGTCGTAAATCTGTTAATTTCAGTTCGCTGGAAGCAGCGAAAGAAATGTGGTTTACCCCGTTACAAAAACTGGGTGTAAAAATGACCATGCTTGTAGGAAACCATGACATCTACTATAAAAACACTCTCCGAATTAATGCCCCATCTCTCCTCTTGGGAGAGTATGGAAACATTCAGGTTGTGGATAGCCCTGGTGAATTCCTTCTTGGTTCTTTGCCTGTACTTGGCATCCCTTGGATATGTGATGATAATCGATCCAGAGTTTACGAACTTCTGGAACAATCTACTTCAACTCTCTGTGTGGGCCATCTTGAGTTTACTGGTTTTGAGAGCGTCCCTGGCATTGTAATGGAACATGGAATATCTACTGAACCGTTCGCTAAATTTGAGAAAGTCCTTTCAGGACATTTTCATACAAAGTCATCAAAAGGTAATGTTTATTACCTTGGAAATCCATACCAGTTGTATTGGAACGATTATAAAGCAACTAGGGGATTTCATATTCTAGACACCGATAATCTAGAACTTGAATACGTTAAAAATCCTTATACTATGTTTGAAAAAATCTTTTATAGGGATGCCACGGACTGGAAAGATCTTAGTGGATATCAAGGCAAGTATGTCAAAGTAATTGTTGAAGATAAACAGGATCAACTAAAGTTTGACAGACTGATCAAGATGTTGTATGATGTACAAGTTGCAGATCTCAAGATTATCGAAGATCTATCTGTAGAATATGGAGAGGTATCTGATGATGTAGAAACCGAAGATACTATGACCATGTTGGACAAATATATAGATGATGTAGAGTTTAATGCTAACAAAGAATCTATTAAGTCCATAGTAAGATCCCTTTATCTAGAAGCTTGCGAGGTCTAATGTATATACTAGTATCCAAAAAACATGGCGGTGTTTATGCTGTAATGAATAAAGATGGTAAAAGAACCGTACAAATATTTTCTCAAGAAGATGATGCTATTCGATACCATGGACTTTTAGAAGCCGATGATTTTGACGATCAACTAGAAATACAGGAATGTGATGAAGAACAAGTAACACAAAACTGTGCTGTTTATGGATATAATTATTGTTTTATTGAACCTGATGATGTTGTGATTCCCCCTACATGATTACTTTTAACACGATTCGCTGGAAAAATTTTCTCTCTACTGGAAATCAATTTACACAACTAGAACTGGATACGAGTCCTTCAACTTTGATTCAGGGAACGAATGGTGCTGGGAAGTCAACTCTTCTCGATGCCATTTGTTTTGTCTTGTTTAATAAACCATTCCGTAAAATCAACAAACCTCAACTTGTCAATAGTATCAACGAGAAAGAGTGTGTTGTTGAGATTGAGTTTACTATTGGTAATACTGTATGGAGAGTACATCGAGGTATTAAACCAAACAAATTTGAAATCTATAGAGATGATGTCTTTGTAGATCAAGTTGCGGCTGCGTCAGACCAACAAAAGTGGTTAGAACAAAATGTTCTAAAGATGAACTTCAAGTCTTTTACTCAGGTAGTAATTCTGGGATCATCGACATTCGTTCCTTTCATGCAGTTAACTCCTGCATATAGGAGAGAAGTCATTGAAGATATTCTGGACATTCAAATCTTTTCTACAATGAATGTTCTCCTGAAAGATAGACTTCGCCAGGTTTTAGAAAAGCAAAGAGAGTGTGGATATGAATTAAAGGCAGCAGAGACTAAGGTCAAAATGCAGGAAGATCATATTCGCAATTCGCAAACGACGAATGTGGGTGAAATTGAACTTAAGCATAAAGAGATTGCTGTATTAGAAGAAGAAATTTTTGAAATTAAAAAATACATCAATATACTTGAAGCAGAGAATATTGATATTCACACGGAGATTACTGAGTTTGATGATATTTCTGACAAGATCAGAAATATTAATGAGTTGAAATATAAAATTCAACATAATAATTCTGCAGCATGTAAAGAACTTCATTTCTTTAAAGGAAATGACACTTGCCCTACTTGTACTCAGGTTATCGAAAAAACATTCAAAGATCGGAAAATTTCCGATTTAGATACCATGACTGAGGAATATGAACAGGCTCTACTTAAACTTGAGTCTAGACATATTACCTTGGATAAGAAGTATACCAAGATGTTGGACTTTAAAGATAAACTGAAAAAGAACTACACTGAAATCCAGCATCAAAATAGTTTGATTGCTCGCAACGAAAAAAATATTTTGAAAATCAATTCTGAGATTCAACGTCTTGATGAATCACCTGACATTGCAAAGATGCAAGGTAAGTTAGAAGTTTATCAGGAAGAACAATTTGAGGTTGAAGAACGTTGTGCTCAAGTATCAAAGACAAGAGTTGAGTATGAAGTCATTGCAAATCTCCTAAAAGATAATGGAATCAAATCTCAGGTTATCAAGAAGTACATTCCTGTCATCAACAAGCTTATCAATAAGTACTTGACAAGCATGGATTTTTATGTTAACTTCACTTTAGATGAAGAGTTTGATGAGGTCATTAAGTCTCGCTACCGTGATGAGTTTTCATACGCATCGTTTTCGGAAGGAGAAAAACAAAAGATTGATTTGGCTCTTCTCTTCACTTGGAGGGAGATTGCTAGAATGAAGAGTAGTGTTAGTACTAATCTTCTTATTCTAGATGAAGTATTCGACAGTTCCTTGGATACTTCTGGAACTGAAGAATTACTGAAGATTCTTAAGAACCTAGATAGTTCTACGAATACGTTCGTAATCTCCCATAAGGGTGAAATTCTTACCGATAAGTTTGTGAAGAACATACGATTCGATAAGATTTCTGACTTCAGCAAAATTGTTGAGGAAGGATGAACGGGGAATTAGCTCAGTTGGTAGAGCATCGCCTTTGCAAGGCGGGTGTCAGGAGTTCGAGTCTCCTATTCTCCATTCATAATTAATCCTTATCGGTCAACCCCTTGACCCCTGCTTTGCTATGCCCTATATTAGGTACATACGAAACGAGGTCCGATGGTCAACACCGAAGTCAAAGGCACTCTTGCCAAACTGCTCGCAACCGAGAATCTGAATGTTGAGCACCGTAAGGTAGAGACTGCTTATTTCGATGTGCAGAACCGTATCCTCTGCCTGCCGATCTGGAAGGATGTTAGCAGCAGTGTGTATGACATGCTGGTGGGTCATGAAGTGGGTCATGCCCTATATACTCCTCTGGACTACGGTGTGGCAAGTTTAGAGGTGCCTGGGGACATTCTGAACGTGCTGGAGGATGTTCGTGTTGAGAAACTCATGAAACGTCGTTATCCTGGACTGGCCCGATCTTTCTTTAAAGGGTATAGTGAACTAGATCAGAAAGACTTCTTTGAACTGGAAGGTAAAGATCTTTCCAAGATGGCTTTGATCGACCGTATCAATGTTCACTACAAAGTTGGAGTGGTTGGTAATCGTACCATTGTGGATTTTGAACGTGATGAGATGCAGTGGGTTAATCGTGCTGCTGATACTGAAACGTTTGAAGATGTAGTTGAACTGGGTAAGGATCTGGTTGAATATTTGAAACGGGAAATGCAACAAAAGACCGAAGTTCCTGCAAGTCCTTCTGCTCAATCTGGTCCTGCTTCAGGGCAGAGTGAAGGGCAGAGTGATGATCAACAACCTGGTCAATCTGATCAAGGTCAAAACTTTGGTGAAGAAGGTGATGAAGAACAACAATCCACCACTGGATCTTCCGATGGTCGTGAAGGTAGTAAAGGTGATGATGTTGATGAACTGAAATCTGAAACTTATCGTGCTCTTGCTGAAAAGCAGAAAGATCTTGTTGATAAGAATGCCCGTGACTATCTTTACATTGATATTCCTCAGATCAATCTCAAAGATACGATTGTTCCCTTTAAAATGATGCTTGAAAGTTTCACTCAATATGTAAATCAGGATCATCGTGGATTTCAAGATGGACGACAAGAATGTGTCAAGTCTTATCGTGAGTACAAGAAAGATAGTATCAAATCCGTGAACTATCTGGTCAAGGAGTTTGAATGTAAGAAAGCAGCTGATCAGTATGCTCGTTCATCTACTTCTCGCACTGGTGTTCTTGATACTGCACGTCTGCACACTTACAAGTTCAGTGATGATGTGTTCAAGAAAGTGACCACCACTCCTGATGGTAAGAATCACGGTCTTGTGTTCTATCTTGACTGGTCTGGTTCGATGTCAAATTGTATGGTCAATACGATCAAGCAACTGTATGATCTGATCTGGTTCTGTAAGAAAGTTGCAATTCCTTTCCGTGTGTACGGTTTCTCCGATGCCTATACCAACGATAGTGTTGCTCCTGGTGTTCCTTCTGAAAATAAAGAGAACTACCTGCACATTGATAAAGATTTCCGTTTGCTGGAGTTCTTCTCATCCAAGATGAATGCACAAACTCTTGATACGATGATGGAATACTTCTACGTCAATTGTGAAGGTTTCCGTAAGAACCATGGTTACAACTATGAATTTTCTCTGTCTGGAACTCCTCTGGTAGAAACCATCGTTACCACCCCTCAAGTTGTTGAAAAATTCAAAAGTGAAGAGAAAGTCCAGAAAGTTAATGTGATTTATCTTACTGATGGAGAAGCTTGCCATCCTGGGTATAATACTTTTATCAAAGCTTTGAATGAAGTTCATTCTCAACCTTTTTATGCTGATCGTATTTGTGTTCTTCGTGATCCCAAATCTCGTTATTCCCGCAAGGTTGAACTCAACAACTATTCACTGACGAATGAGTTTGTAGATTATATCTCCAATATTGTTGATTATAATCTGCTTGGTTTCCGTCTCTGTAGTAAATCTGAGATTCGTACCATGTGTCGTATTTACGATATGAATTCTGCTCAGTTTGAGAAACAATGGGAAAAGAATAAGTGTGCTGCAATTCCTAATTGTGGGTTCAAAGAACTTTATCTTCTTCCTTTGCCTAAGACTCAAAATCATTATTATCGTTACTGGAATCCTGGTGAAGAAGAATCTGATGATCTTGCAGTCAAAGATCCTTCATCTAAGACTCAATTGACCAGTGCATTTAAGAAACATATGAATGGTAAGATGGTCAATAAGACAATCTTATCGAAGTTTGCGGGTCAAATTGCTTGACCTGCAGGGGCATATGCCCTATACTACTTAAGTATTCAACAGACACCCATCCATGATCTCCGTGCACGATCTTCTCATCTCATCTCTGGTTCAACGCTTCGGTCCTACCGTAACTTCAGAATCACTCAAAGTATATTCTGCTGAGGTGGGTATGCATTATCAGACGATTGCAAACAAACTGAAGAACTATAAAATTGGTCGGGGACTTTGGAACCTGGAACAGGAGGTAGAAAAACTGGAACAAATTTATACTCATGCTGCAGTTGTTCCCGATCAGGAACAAGTGTCCTTTATTCCCCAGAAAGATCCTGGTTTTGTCCCGTTCGGGAATTTCTCTGATCTGAAGAAGGTTATTCAGTCCAAACAATTTTATCCTGTGTTTATCACTGGCATGTCTGGTAATGGCAAGACGGTGAGTGTAGAACAAGCATGTGCTCAACTCAAGCGTGAACTCATTCGGGTAAACATCACTATCGAAACCGACGAAGACGATCTCATCGGTGGGTTCCGTCTTGTGGACGGCAATACTGCTTGGCACAACGGTCCTGTGGTTGAGGCTCTTGAACGAGGTGCCGTACTGCTTCTTGATGAAATCGACCTTGCAAGTAACAAGATCCTCTGTCTGCAAAGTGTTCTCGAAGGTAAAGGTGTTTTCCTGAAAAAAATCGGTAAGTATGTCCGTCCTTCTCATGGTTTCACTGTGGTTGCTACTGCTAACACTAAAGGAAAGGGTTCTGATGACGGAAGGTTCATCGGTACGAATGTACTTAATGAAGCATTCCTGGAACGTTTCCCGATCACCTTTGAGCAAGAGTATCCTGCAGAGAAAACCGAAGTAAAGATTGTTGCTGCGGCCATGGATAATCAGGATCAGGACTTTGCTGAGAAACTTGTTCGTTGGGCACAAGTGATCCGTAAGACCTTCTATGATGGTGGTGTGGATGAAATCATCAGCACTCGTCGTCTGGTTCACATTGCTAATGCTTACAAGATCTTTGGCAAACGTGACAAGGCAATCCAAGTGTGTGTGAATCGTTTTGATTCTGACACCAAACAATCCTTCATGGAACTCTATTCCAAGGTGGATGCTAATGTGAATCCTGATGATGACGATAACGAATCTCCAGAAGAGATGGTTCGCCGTCATGCTAGTGAATCATATCAGGGTTGACTTATTGCTACCTTTTTGTTATACTACAGGGGAGTTAATCCTCCCCTTCACTTTGGAGAACTTTAATTATGCAATGGAAGTACACTGAGGATAAAATCCTTAAAGATGTTGAAGACTATGTTGTGAGCACTTATGGTAGCCACTACTGTGGTCATAATGATGCCTACAAAGAGATTCAAACTATTGATTTGATGGCAGCGAAAGATTTGGCATCAGACTTCTGTCAAGCAAACATCTTAAAATATGGCAGTCGTTATGGAGATAAAGACGGTCGCAACAAACGCGACTTGCTAAAAGTGATTCACTATGCTATGCTACTGCTTCACTTTGATAAACATTATAGTCGCATGGAAAACGGTCTTGGAGAATTTAAATGAGTATTGTAATTAGTCCTAGGACTGCTAGTGTGTTGTCTAACTTTTTAGAGATCAATAAGTCAATTTATATTAAAGCTGGTAATAAGATCACAACTCTGTCAGTCAATAAAAATATCATGGCCGAGTTTATATCAGAGGAAGAATTTGATCGTGAGATTCCCATTTATGATCTGGGCGATTTGATGACTGCATTCAGGATCACCACCTCCAAAAGTGCTGGTGGAGATGGTCTGACTCTACTCGATTTGTCTAATCCAAATTGTCTGGTTGTCTCTAACGAGAGTGGTAACCAGAAGACTCGTATTTACTATTCCGATCCTGATCTAATTGTATCTGCTCCAGAAAAAGAGTTCACACTTCCTGCACCTGATGTTAAATTTCATCTGTCAGTAGATGCTCTTTCGCAACTGAAATATGCATCTACTTCATACGGTGTACCTGATCTTTGCGTGTATGGTGTTGATGGTCAGATGCACATTTGTGTGACTGACAAGAAGAATGAAACTTCAAATACCTTCTCAATTGAGCTTGGTGAGGTTGCAGGAGATGATTTTTGCTATTGTTTCAAGCAGGAAAACATCAAACTTTATTTCCATCGGGATTGCGACGGATATGATGTCTCTATTCATGGTGGCAAAGTAGCTCTATTTGAATCCAAGAAACTTCAACTCAGGTATTGGATTGCTCTTGAACCTAACACAACAAAGTAATATATGAAAGACCACTTCCTTTGGGTGGAAAAGTATCGGCCTCGCAAAGTGGACGAATGTATTCTACCTCTAAATATCAAACAAACTTTTACCGAGTTTATTGAGAAGGGAGAAATACCTAATCTTCTTCTCTCTGGACCTCCTGGTATTGGTAAAACCACTGTAGCAAAAGCAATTTGTGAACAATTAGGAGTAGATTATTATGTCATCAATGGATCTGATGAAGGACGATTTTTGGACACGGTACGGAACCAGGCAAAGAACTTTGCTTCGACCGTATCACTTCAAGCAACTGGTAAACACAAGGTCATTATTATTGACGAAGCTGATAACACAACCAACGATGTACAACTCCTTTTACGGGCAAATATTGAGGCGTTTTATAGCAACTGCAGGTTCATCTTCACAGCAAACTTCAAAAACAAAATCATTGAACCTCTCCATTCCCGATGCTCAGTCATTGACTTCAGTATCCCAGGAAAGGAAAAACAATCAATCGCAGCAGAGTTCTTCAACCGTGTCAGGACTGTACTTACGCAGGAGAATATCGAATACGATCCAAAGGTTGTTGCAGAAGTAGTTCAGAAACATTTTCCAGATTGGAGAAGAACTCTGAATGAGTTGCAAAGATATTCATCTAGTGGTAAAATAGATAGTGGTATCTTAGCACTGGTCTCAGACGTAAGAATTAACAATCTTATTGATTACCTTAGAGATAAAAACTTTACTGAAGTTCGTAAGTGGGTAGTATCTAACTTAGACAATGATCCTAGTCTGGTACTTCGTAGAATCTATGACACTGCTTATGAATGTCTTACACCTGCAACTATTCCTGCAGCAGTTCTTATCATTGCCAAATACCAATATCAAAGTGCATTCGTAGCTGACCAAGAAATAAATCTGTTAGCTGCATTAACCGAAATCATGTGTGAGTGTAAATTCAAATGAACATTAAACTTATCCGTATGTCCTCAGGTGAGGACGTTGTAACTACTGTCCTTGACGAACGAGAGGATGTTATTGTTATTACTAATCCCATTGTCGCTGTTCCAACTGAAAAAGGTCAGATTGGTTTTGCTGCCTGGTCTCCTATTATGAATAGGCAAGTACCAGAAATTGAAGTCAGTAAAAAATTTGTTGTTTTTACAACTGAAGTGGATCCTCCAGTTCATGATCACTATGTCAAACTCTTTAGTGTTGTTGATCTACCACCTGCCAAGAAAATTATTGTATGAAGACTCTAGATTTATTTCCAGTTACTCTTCATAAATTTTCTAATCCAGATCCAAGACCATCTGAAGTTATTTCAATTATAGAAAAACACCAACCAACACAAAGAAGTGGTGATTGGTCTCAATGGGAAGAAATGAGAGTACAAACAACAGACGGTGTTTTGCATAGGGAACCAAAGTTAAAGTTTTTAATTGATTGGTTTCGTCAATGTTTAAATGAATATCATGAATATTACGGACTGGATTGTGATAGATTAGACATTGCTGTCTGTTGGGGAAATAAATCTTCTCCTGGAAGAAAGGCTGCTCATCATGTACATAATCATAATCTTTCATATATCAGTGCTGTCTATTACATAACTAAAGGATCCCCAACCGTATTCTTAGATCCTCTTGCAAGCAAAGGTGGAACGAATATGGATATTAACTGGTCAAAGAATAGACAAATTGAAAGAGAAGTTTATCCTGAACCTGGAAGTTTAATCGTGTTTCCATCATGGTTACCACATTGCTCTAGGCCTCATGTGGGAAATGAACCTAGATACACTATGAGTTTTAACGCCTTGCCAACTGGAAAAATTCATGCTAACCTATATGGGTTCCCAATGGCACACATTACTCTAGATCAATATGAAACTGACTCCTGAAGATGCCATTTATGCTGCTGATAAATTCATAACCTATTACAATAAGTTCAATCGTATTGATGACTATCTCCGTTTTGTTAAGAGTAGCAGAATGGAAAATGCTGGTGGATGTTTGTTCGGTCCTGAGGATGAGATCTTTTCAGAATTCAATATGAGTCCTAGTGACATGAACTTTAAAATTCATGTTGTAGATACTTCGTCAAAACCATCATCAAAGTATAATCAGAATCTTTATTCCGAGATTCTAACTAAGACTGCATCTAATGCTATTGAGGAAGCAATCCCAGGTAGAACGCATAAGTGGATTGTAGTTGAAGAGAATACTAAAAAGATTGTTGGTGTAGTCAGGTTTGGTTCTCCAACAATCAACTCGAAACCACGTAATAATTATTTTGGTGAAGTCCTTCCTCTTGGAGAGATCAACCAAAAGTTTGTTATGGGTTTCAATATTGTTCCAACACAACCATTTGGATACAATTATCTTGGTGGAAAATTACTGGCCCTACTTGCCTCTTCGAACTTACTGAAGAGACAGTTTGATGAAAAGTATGGTACAGATCTTCAATACTTTGAGACCACTTCTTTGTACGGAACAACCAAGGGTGTATCTATGTACGATGGATTAAAACCATTTGTCCGTCATATTGGAGATACAGAGAGTGACTTTCTTCCACTCTTTCATGATGATCAATTTCGAGATTTTTTTTGGTGGTTCAATGAACGTAATGGTGGAGAAAGATTAATCCCCGCAGATAAGTCATCAAAGAAACTGAAGATACAAACAAAGATGATATCTATCATTCGTTCTTCTCTCGAAGATGATGAGAAACTAAAAGAGTTTAATGACTGCATCACACATGCAAAAACATTGACTGAGAAGAAACGATACTACATCTCTAAGTTTGGGTATGAACCCGAAGAGGTAATTGAATGGTGGAAGGTCAAGGCAACACGCAGATACGATAAGTTGGTTCAAAGTAACACGCTTAGAACTCAGATTGAATTGTGGGAACCTGGAGTTGATTTGGAGATTATTCGATGAAGTATGAACTAAAGCATTATCTCAACTCTATCAATTATGATAAAGTAAATTTAATGGATGCTGATGAAGAAGCAGTTCGTCAGTATCCTCCTTATATTATCAATCGTTGTCTCTCTGGATTTATGGATACAGTTCTCTATGCAAACGAGATGAACATGGCTTCGAATTTAGATAGCAAGATGCAATATGACTTTTTTATAAATAGTATTCGTAAGAGAAAACGTTTCTCTCCTTGGTTAAAGAAAGATCCCTTAAAGGACCTTGAGATCGTCAAGCAATACTATGGATATAGTAATGAAAAAGCAAAGACTGCTCTTGGTTTATTAACCAAAGAACAACTTGAATTCATAAAGTCGAAGCTTAATGTTGGAGGAAAAAGATGATGGGCACTGAAGTGAAATGGTCTGAAGAAGATATGGTCGAAGTAGTTCTTAGTGAACCAGATGACTTTCTTAAAGTAAGAGAAACACTGACTAGAATTGGTGTTGCTTCTCGTAAGGAAAAGAAACTATACCAGTCCTGTCATATTCTTCATAAGAAGGGTAAGTATTATATTGTTCACTTCAAGGAGCTGTTTGCTCTTGATAGAAAGGATACTAATTTTTCGTTGAATGATGTACAACGCAGAAACCGTATCATTCAATTGCTTTCCGATTGGGGATTAGTAACTGTTGTGAAACCAGATAGTATTGTTGATGCAGCACCACTTAATCAAATTAAAGTAATCGCATATAAAGATAAATCTGAATGGACATTAGAATCTAAATATAATATTGGTAAGAAAAAAGAAGGATAATATAAATAGAGAGGACATTTCTCACATTGAAGACATGGCTGACCAAACCAAAAGGGCACAATGTATGAGCACAATTGTTAGGATATCAGTTTTGAGTTGGAGTGCTGCATTGCTTACCGCAAGTTATGCAGGGTTGCTTGCTAAGATGGACCCAACCTTTATTGCTACAGTATTCACTGCTGCAGCTGCTACCTTTGGCGTAGATACCCTCAAGAAGTCTGAAGACAAGAAGGAGGAAGATGCCAAACCCGATTCCCTACCTGCAGTCACCGCAGTCGAACCCACTCCAGTTGCAGCAGAACCAACTGTCGAACCCATCTTTAATCCCGAACCTGAAGTCGAATCAGTTGCCGTCGAACCAACTGCTTCCGATACAGAACCCTCCAGATACGAAGATACCACGGTTTGATCCTCCTGTAGTGCAGCAATTGCAAGTTCCTGTCATGCGGGGACTTGCTTCACCTGTCTTTAATTATCCAAATACAGCAATTCAATATCCTGTTCTTAGAGTGCCCACTCAACAAGAATTTGATGCGGCCGCAAAAGCAGAGAAAGAAAAGCAAGAAACAGAAGAAAGAGATAAACCCAGGCAGCTACCAACATCTAC